GGCTTGCGCCTCAACAGGGTAGAGAGTTTCCTCTCTCCCGCAGACCTTATCTGGTCGCGTGCGCGGCTGGTGATCTCTTGTGGGAGACCCCAAAACCTAAGTGCAGATTCCTAGTTCGTTTTCAATCTTACTTGATTGACCGACCTAGCGGATATGTATGATGGGTGGACGTATGGTCCTTCCGGGGTAACTTCGGTTACGGTACCCACGAAAGTGGTTAGGGAGATGATCAATACGGACTTCCCGTCGGTATTAACTGTACACCTTCTTAAGGTGGCTGCGGCCCAATCGGCGTAATGTTGATTGGAAACCGAAGTTTAATACACTTAAACGAAAAATACTTGTTAAGTAACTTAAGACCTTTTGGGTCATCGTTACGTTCAAGTGTGCCGTCGTATTCTTTAATTTGATTACTTGGGTCAGATTAGAGGGATTCCGTTTACTCATTGTTTTGAGTAGCGAGCGGTATCTTGTATCAGAGTACACTGACTGTCCCTGGGATGAATCCTAGGATTCCCAGATCAGAAAGTTCAGTGGGCTAAAGTGCGGTGTGCACTGGCCTCCAGAAGAGCGGCTCTTATCGCCACCCTACGGTAAGACAGAGAACAACTTCGCACTTCACGGATGTGAAAATCCGGGATGTTACTGATTTCAACTATCGTTCCCTTTCGGGGGGTTCAAAACGACCACGCAGCTTGGATATCAAGTCCTTGATATTGCCATGAAAGCTAATTATAATTTTATAAAACAACTTTCAGCGCGATTGATGCGTTTTAAGGATATTAATGCCATGGCCTGTGTAAAAGCAGGGCGACCCTTGGTTAGGGTGGTACTTTGTACCTTCCCGATCCTCCGGTTGCGATCCACAAAAGCCTTAGTACGTGCGGTTACCGTTTTCCTAAAGTCCCTTTCTTTGATGTTTAAACATCAGGGAGCTAAAGGAGCGTGCCTTCGGTTGAAGGTTTACGCAGTCCTTTTACAGCAGTCCTTGGGTGGTTATGTAGTTCATGACATCACGGGATTGAAGTTCCGAGTATCGAGAACTAATAGGGGATTACCACGTATTATTCCGCGGATTCATCGAGAGATGATCCGAGATGGAAACGTGTTAATTATTCGACTCTATCTAACAATATTTAATCTTTATCGATTAATATACTTTGCAGGTGATTTTCGACTCTCTTCTTTATCGAAGACGATCGTTACTCCAGCTGTTATTACGAATAAGTATTTACGGCTACAAGGTGAACTGGTGGGATTTATCCCGCAGTTCTTAACTTTATTACAAACTCTTACAGGTTTGGATAGAGTTGGTCGTTCGTCCCGGTTACGTGACTTGTATAATGGTACGAAGGCTTCCCCTATAGGGACGTCTTCACCCTTCACAAGTGTAATCCGGGCCGCATGTGATTTGTCTCCTGTTCAATTTAAGGAGGCTTCACTAGCGACACCCTGTGTATCTACTCATCCGTTGGCGGTGGTCTGGGCAGCTTGGCGTTTAGCCGAGGACCCGGTCCTAAGCCATAGAATTGAATATTTCTTGTCTTTGCTTCCGTTGGAACATCCAATACGGAAGACCTATCTTCTCTGTCGTTCACAGCATTGCGCTGTATCAGCAGATCACCGAGCATTAGGTAAACTGTCTCTAAAAGAAGAGGCAGCTGGGAAAGTAAGGGTATTTGCGATGGTTGATTGCTGGACTCAATGGTTGTTAAAACCACTTCATGAGTTCATCTTTTCAGACATCCTACCTTTTATTCCTCAGGATGGGACTAAGGATCAGTTACGACCCTTGCACCATCTACTTAATGTGAAGACTAATGGTCTGTTTTCCCTAGATTTGTCAGCTGCGACGGATAGACTTCCGTTATGGCTGCAAAAAGAATTGATGGCTGGGCTGGTAGACTCTGTTGAGTTTGCCGATGCCTGAGCGTCGCTTCTTGTCGATCGAGATTATCAATTGACTCTAGAGAATAAGAACACGGAGACTCCGGTTCGTTATTATCTCCGATATGCTACAGGACAGCCCATGGGAGCATATAGCTCCTGGGCTTCTTTAGCTATCGTTCATCACTTTATTGTGCAATTTTGTGCATTTAAAGTCGGTCGAATTGGATGGTATAAGAATTATGCCATCTTAGGGGATGATATAGTAATTGGAGATGCGGATGTGGCCAAGAAATACTTAGAAGTTTTAAGTACTCTCGGGGTAGGAGTTGGACTACACAAGTCCCTCCTTTCCCCATCCGGTACAGCAGTTGAGTTCGCCAAAAGAACTTTCTTTCGGGGGCAGGATGTTAGTCCTTTCTCCGTTAAAGAATTAATTGCGTCTTTTGGTTCACCTTCTGCGGCGGTAGAGTTAATTCGAAAACACAGTCTAACCCTTGCACAGTATGTAAGGGCGGCTGGTTTTGGATTTAGAGTTTTAGGGTCTCTTAATAGAGCGTTTTCGCGATTGAATTCTAAGATCAAACTTATTATTCTTGCAATTCATATTACGAAGGAAGTTTCCGAAATTGGAAAATTCTTTCAGCTAGGTGTCCCTCATGGGATGCCCAGCCTCTTCGAGTCACGTCATGTGATGGAAGAGTTACTTGTTCCTGAGGTCGTAAGACTTCGGGAGCGACTAATGAGACTTCGGCTCAAATTACGGATTGGTTTCCGATTTGATGATGGATTGCCTATCATTCTTGATAGTGCGATACGAAAATTGCAAAATTCGGCCTATGTTCTAGGACCTGGTTTTGTAATTAAAACCCGAGAACGAATGTACTCAGTAGAGCAACTTCGCCAGTTGTTTTTCCGTGTTATGATCCTGACGCTCGATGATTATCGGGCTTCAGCTCTGCATATGTTCGATCGATTGATTGAACAACTGCGAGATCTTACCTTATTGAAGTTTAGGATAACTTCAGGTGAGATGTTCTTGAATTATATTACGCTAGTTAAAGAAATAGCAACATATAATCCTGACACGCTGATCTATGGAAGATCTTTCCAAGACCAGGGAGTTTACTTTACCGATGGTTTCTACATTAAGATGTGGAAAGCCATAGCTGGATCAATGCAAGGACACAAAGGTCTGTATCATGCAGGCCCAGGACGATGATGAAGTGATCGAGGTTTACCTTGAACTTCTTATTATGGAAAATGGTAGCGTACTGCTAACGTAAGGATCCATAGATCAAATCTCATTCTTATTCGAGTGAGGCAACTTGATCGCAAATATTAAATGCGCATCTAAGTGCTG